CGTCTACAGAAGTCTTTGTTCGCTCGACCTCGAGCCCAAGCTCCCCGACTTTCCCCATCCACACGTCCGACGCCTCCTTCGACGATTGAAAGAGTATGTCGTCCCCGTTAATCAGACAGGGGGCCGAAATCGTCTCCTTCCAGCTAAGTCCTGCAGATCGCATCGCATAAAGAAACGCGATGCGATTCTGCAGACAAAGCAGAGGAAAGGAGAGATACGAGCCCATCATCTGTCCGACCGAAGGACGGCCTACCCAATGTTTCGTCGTGTAGGGGCACCCGGCAGGTCCATCGAGCCAGTACAAGACTGGTCGAAGAATCTGAAGGGACCTCTCCTTAACGGAGGGCGGGAGAACAGTGGAAGAGGCAAGCATGGTATTAACGATCACCTCAGCGACTTCGATCGACAAATTGTCGGTTGCCGAAGCGTAATCGCCGGAGGTGAGAATACCCTTCTCTTGGCGGAACCCCGCTTTCGCAAGTCCCTCATCCGAGACATCCCCTCTAGACAGCCACTTACACCTCGAAAGGTGATTGTAGATTGTCTTATGAAGGGGCCGGAGGAGCAACTCGTCAGAGGAAAACTTCGTCAGAGGACGGGGTTTCCCAGCAGACTGGACAACGATCAACTCGGCCTCAGGCGTAGGGCGATCGGGGCGGGAAGGACCCTCAAGAGCTTCCGTAAGGAAGCTCGCATGGTCAATCCCAGTACCCAAAGCTCCACCCTGAAGGCGTGTCGAGTCGGTCGTCGCGCTAAGCGGCGGTGATGTGAGGAGAACCTGCTCTTCGTAGCCCAGATCCCACCCTTTTGGAAAAAGGCGGGATATTTGCTGGGCGACGAATCGCAGGTAACCGACGGGGAGTTCACGTCTGGGACGACGCACCCCCTCCACAAGCTTCTCCATGAGGGGCCCATTCATGCATTCGCACGAAGCGGGTAAGCCCTTCTTTATGGACTGCCAAGCCATGACTTCCCGAAGGTCATCACTCGGGCAGGATCCCAGAAGCTTCTTCACCTGGCGACTGTGTTCTAAACAATCGCCCGTGGGAGAGAAAGTGGGGGCGGGACGTCCGAAGACGTACCCCCAGTCAGCAAGAGCGCGGCGGACGTACGAAGACGTCCGAGCTCGAAACGCGCGGCAACGCCGCGGGGCACCATGTTCACGAACCTCGTTTTTCGAACGCGAGGAAGTACGCATGGCTGCCGAACTAACCAATAACAGTCTTTGATTGTTATTGTGCC